CACCCCCGCTCAGGGGTCAGGGTTTACTTCAACACCGCGTAGTGAGGTGTCACGACTGCTGGAGTCGTTATGGTACTGGCCATTTGATTTAGAATTTGCCAAGTCAATCGGCCTAGACAGCTAATAGGCCATCGCTGCAAAACCTTCGTACCAGCGGTAGCGGTGAGTGCCCTCAGGCACTGTCGTTCCTCAGAGCTGAGCGATTTTCCTGACAGGAAGGTTGTGGCAAATTCTTCTCGAGCAACTGCTCTCAGCCTGAAGTCTTCTCTTATCGGCAGTGGAGCGTCATGGGGAACAGCTACGATTCGTAGCCTAGGGGAGCCTTCCTCACGCGGTTTGTAAGATGCTGCCAGCATCACGCGCTTCACGTCACTCCTCTTCACCCCAAACATCTGCAAGACTTCTTCGTTCACGAACTTGTTCAAATAATCGTTCGTGGCGTGGGACTTCCCGCTTCTAACCTTAACTTTTCTTATCCCCCCTTCTGAATATCGCAACATCAAACCTTTATACTTGCTCGCCGACCATACAGGAGTACCGTCGAACGATATTTTGAAAGTGAGAAGAGGACAGATATATACTCCCAATTCTTCAACCCGGCGTTCAAAAGTGGTCCGTAGCAATAGCCCTATTTCACGGAACTGAGACCTAACCGCAACATTCCAGCAAGCACCAAGGACACTGTTTACAAAGGACACCTTACTATTAGTACCCAGCGTCAACCAGTTCCCGCTAACCAGAGAACTTATCGCCCTCGGTACATAGCCACGCGCAAGATCATTGTTAAATCCTGCCCTCAAAAATTCTCCTCGGCGCCCTATGGCCTGTTTAGAAACGTTGGTCCTCAGCGAAGAACCCAAAACCGTTTGCATTAGTTTTTCGCAATTTTCGATGGAACCTGAACCAACCACATCATCCCCGGTGTGCAACATATCTAATTCCGGAGGTCCTCCGTTTACGTGCCAGATATAAGCTGTGTTAAGGATTGTGTTAATAAACGTCGTAGCACGGTGTCCGCTAGGCAAAGTCCCGACCATTTTTTCCCGCTGTAAGCGTTCACCGTCATGCCAGTGCACGTACATGTTCTGCAACGACTCAATCGCCCACTCTCTCACCTCTGCCGGCGCACCGACGGTAGCCTCTTCTATTACTATTTGCATTGCCTCTATAGAGTGTTGACTGTTAAAATCATCATAGTCAAGCATTACTTTACACTCTCCCGCCCTCGATATCTTCTTGTATAGGACATCTTCCCGGTTTTTCCCAGGGTTGAGCAAAGTGGCTCGGTTGGACCAGACTTCTTCTATCGGCTTCAGAAGATAATCGAATGTGAAATAAGAACGCGTATCGCAGCTGTAAATAGCTCGAGTCTTCCCGTGCTCTAATTTCCAACTCAGCCCCGCTTCAACATCTGGAGAGCCATGAGCAATCATGTTCTCCTTGCAGTTCTCTGAGAACTCTCTTCTTGTAGGTAATTCCGGGAGATTAAGCCTACCTCCCAAAGCTTTAGTCTCGAAGAACTGACTATGGGCTCCAGCTTTCGTGGTTAACCACCGTCGGTTCCAAACCTCTTCCTTGCTCTTCCAAACCGGAGTTTTAAGAACCTCCGAGGCTATGACGCGTTTGACCATAGGCCTTATCTCTTCTCCTATACCGCAACTCTTATTTTCTGAAAACTCTCTTTTATCGATCCGAGCCTTAACGTCCTCATTAGGCGACGGCTCTCCTACACCTCGCCCCTTCAGGCAGTTTATTTCGCAGACTAGTGCCCCCCACCCTGTAGTAGTGAGCCCTAGTCCTTTTACGGCATTTGACATGGCCTTAGCTGAGCCCTCATCTTTTAATAGCAAGAAAAAATTGGCTGCTCTTTCAAGACCCACTACTTCCTTTGCTACTACTAACCAGATTAACCACCCACTAGCTTCATCATTAAAGAAACCATCCGTCGCCAAACCGGCCCAGAGGTCTGACACATCCTCATGGTACTCCACTACGTCCCTGAAGACATCCCTAAAAAATACATTGACTTTAGTCTGTGCTCCTATGTGTTGTTTTAGAGGGTAAAACTTTCGATCATCATTTTTTATTTTTTCGTAGAAAGCCAGGCCGGCACCCTGCTTCCTAATTTCTGCTACTCCCACCTCCAGGCCAAGGACATTCGCTAACTCTTCGAGAGACAACTTATCCGTCTTTTCGAGCTGAACAGGGGTATGCCACGCGTTAAGAGCGAACCAGGCCCCCAAACTGCTGTCATTCGCAGATAAGGCTTTCTCTGTTATCATAACCTCCCGAAGAGAAGGAAAACGTCCTTGACCGACCACTCTACTCCGAGCCCAAGAGGGCAGACTTTGAAGCCACATCATCTAGAGTGCGTGTTGGTTGTTTGGGGACGACCCCAGCTGAACCGACTAGTTCAACTTTAACTTCAGGCCCAAAATCATCTTTCGGAGCAGATGCATAGGTCAAGGAGGAATCAGCGCCTTCCGTGTCCGGCGGAGGGGCTATGGACGTAGCAGAAATGTGTGGGAAGATCTCGACTTCTTCGAATTGGTTTGACATTACGTCATCACCGTAATCTCCCATTGATAGGGTGCGAAGCAGCTCGCGCCGCAGAGCGCGCGGGACGTCGCGGTGAGAAGCTACGGCAAGTGTTCCTGAGGAGGGTGCCACGACAGAAAAGTCGCCAACAACAGACCGGATATTGCCCTGTAAGTCTTCGTAATTGGGGTAAGCCATGGCATTGCGCGTGTGCCCGTCTCCAGAGCTGTGGCGGAAAGTCATTAACGTACTGGTCGCCCCGCGGCATTCTGCGGGGTGCGCCATGGGATTGTGCGGAGTGATCCAGCGCTTCTGAGAAAATACATCGGACTGTCCACTGAAGAGTAAGGAATTGCCATCCGTAGCAAAGTGAGCTGACGGTACTTCGACTAAAGAGCCAAGACCGTCCGCCCGACGATACCGTCCGCTAAGAATGTATTGGGAACCACTCCGCCTAGCTTCAAAACTGTCAACAGCTATTAGCGTTGCACTCCCCCTAGGAGGTACGATGCAATTGTCCGGGTAGTTGCGACTTTTCTTAAAAGACTTGCTCTTTGGGAACATCTCCATCTCAACTACTTTAAGAGGAACACAAGGCATGTAGATAGTAGTCTCGCCATAATCCATAATTGGCGAAGGTTCCACCCAAAAAAACGGGAAAATTACTTCGTGATAAAGATGGCGACTGTCGGCGTCGTTATCGCGCCAAAAACTGATATGAGAGGCTTCGTCAAACACAGGGGAAGGAATGTAGTGTTCGATTTCTTCCACTTTTCGCCGCCAAAGCTCTAGGTGTCTTGCTGAAAGCTGCTGTAAGCCCGCAATCTGCGCTGGGCCCTCGTCAGCATCCTGCACACCTGCCATAGCCGTGCAAACGCCCTGCATGGGTTTATCGACAGCAGACCAAATTCCAGCTCCCCGCAGAAAGAGTGCCACACACCAGCGCGTGCCCGAACTTAAGCTGACATTCTGCATTACGGGGAGACCACTCATAGTGGTAGATGTGGGAGCCAATAAACCGCGGGGGCGAGGGTAGTCAGCCTTTGCAAGATAGTTTCGGGCCCACCCACCCTCATCAGAGTGGCCCCATAGTGTCCAAGCCGAGCACATGCCGCGAAAAAAAGCTTCATCATGATGTGCCGCACACCCCATCCCATCTGCCGAAGACAAGATGCAAGCATGCAACCGAAGCAGGAATACGCAAAGGCTCTTGCCCTGTAGTTGCCTAGACTCTTGCGGGGGTAATACATCACTAAGAAAAGTCAAAGTGTCGCACTTCGCCAGTTTAGCGATGCAGGCCAAAGTGGCCCATTCTCCGCTCTTGAAGATGACGTTAGGTGGCACCATGATATCACCGCCGTTGGGGTTGTTCCAAATCTGACCTATGGAAGTACACTTTGCTGAGCCATCGCGACTTAAATCGTTATCTATACCAGTTGCCGCCAAGCAAGCAACTTGGCCGCAGACGTACGATAGAGCGCGGAAATCAAAAGAGTGTGATGTGAAGGCGCTGAGATCATAACCAGTGCGAGGACGCACCTTGTCGATCATCTCCTTCAGTTGCTCGGACGACTGCGAACCGATAGGGGGAATAGTCGCCGTCACCTTGAGTAGATTCGACAAGTCACCGGCCCGCTTATGGCACTCGATAACGTAGTGCACATCTGCTTGGCCGGAAGTGGGACAACCACAGAAAGTTGCTG